ATTCTTAGCTCAGCTTGTTTGTTGTGTCGGCATTTTAGGATCTATTTACATGATTTCCACAGCTTTTAAATCTAACAACGATGATGAAGTATGGATTCGTGAGTTACGTGATGATCTTTTACCTGATTCAGGTGGGTGGGTAGATAGCACAGATCGACAAAAAATGCGAAGAATTATTACAGAATTGAGAATGAAAAACGATGGTAACTCGTAAGATTGTAAGTAAACGACGAGCACACGCTATCAAGAATGGTTATCGCTCAGGTCTTGAAGAGGACTTAGCGGAATCCTTGAAAGCTAGGGGTGTCAAGTACACTTATGAAGAGACTAAGATCAGGTACATTCAGCCAGCTACTGAGCACCAGTACACAGCAGACTTTGAACTTGAGAATGGGATCATCATTGAGAGTAAAGGTAGGTTCTTAGTAGCTGATCGTAAGAAGCACTTACTGATTAAGCGACAACAACCTCATCTAGACATCCGCTTTGTCTTCTCTAACAGCAAACAGAAGATCAGTAAGAATAGTCGCACAAGTTACGCGGATTGGTGTAACAAGAACGGGTTTCTTTACTCTGATAAGGAAATCCCTGATTCGTGGATTAAGGAACGTAGAAGGAGTATGAAAGATGGACGTAGAATTGATTCGTGAGAATGAAGACGGTAGTGCTGACTACAATGTTAATATGAGTCATACTGAGCAAGCACAGTTGTTCAGATTTGCTTTTATTGAGATGTTAAAGCGAGGCATTGAAGAAGGGAAGCAATACGAACCTCCAGAGGTAGCCAATGGCAAAACTGATAGTTCACTATAAACCTCCAATGTTCATTCCTGATTGGACTAAAGGGTATAAAGTGTACGTAATTGACCATCCTCGATTAGGGTGTAGAATGATAGAGACATCACCAGTTGTTAAGGACTACGGTAACGGAATCTTTGAGACTGCTTATGTCGTGTATCATCCAATGGACGGAGAGTTCTATGACACTTAACGAATACTTTCACTTGATTGTTAACAAACCACCTGTAAAGGAGAAACCTATGAACTTTTTAAAACTTTCAATGTTCTTTACTGAACAGCTTGAAAAGATCAAAAACCTGTGGACTAAACCTGTAGCTTTTGTAGAGCCAGAACAAGAAGTTCTAGAAGAAGACTATTGGGCTTTTGAGATGTACACGAATGAGTGGATTGATGAGCATGGTGAAACAGTGCCTGTTAAGCATACTCTGACAATTGAGCCTAACGAAGGTACTTGGATGGAAGTTATTGACCGTGTAATTGAGGAAATTGAGAAACATTACGGCTACGACATCAAATCTCGTGTCTATTATTCAGTTGAGTTCCCTTTTAATGATTTAGACTATGAAGGCAAGCCTATGGCTGGATATGGTCGATGCTTGAATGATGAAGTGCTTCAGCAACTCTTGTTAGCTTTCCCTCAAGCCTACTATTGGACAGATGCTGGAGACATTTACAAATGACACAAGATGAAATCATTGACAAGGACGAAGTCCTGAAGATGGCTAGGCAGGCTGGTTTTCATGAGCATGACTTTCCATTTAAAAAGTTCAAGTTTGTAGCCTTTGCCAAGCTGGTAGCAGCTAAAGAGCGTGAGGAATGTGCAAAAGAATGTGAACACACAGCCTTGAGAATGGGTAGTGAATGGGTGGCTCAACATTGTGCAAATGCAATCCGAGCCCGTGGTGAAACCACATTAAGAGGTGAAGCATGAGAATTTTAGCAATTCCAGACACTCAATGTAAACCTGATGAACCTCAAGAGCATCTCACATGGGCAGGGAAAGCAATCTGTGAGTACCGTCCTGATGTAGTTGTTCACTTGGGAGATCATTGGGACTTCCCTAGTCTCTCTAGCCACGACAAAGCTGGTAGCAAGTACTTTGAAGGTAAACGCTACTTAGCTGATGTCGCAGCAGGGAATACAGGAATGATGACTCTGTTGAACCCTCTCCATGCTCTCCAAAAGAGTCAGAAAGAGCAGAAACAGAAGGTATATCGTCCTCGTATGGTATTCTTGAAGGGTAACCATGAGAATCGACTTACAAGGGCTGTAAACAACAACCCAATGCTAGAAGGATTATTGACTTATGATGACCTTAACCTTAAAGATTGGGAAGTTCATGAGTTCTTGCATCCTGTTTTCATTGAAAGTGTTGGCTTCAGTCATTATTGGCCTGTTGGTGCTATGGGGCGTCCTGCTGCTTCACCTGCTGCTATTATCTCGAAGCTCCATATGTCTTGTATTGCAGGGCATCAACAAGGTAAGCAAGTGGCTTATGGAAAACGTGCTGACGGTAAGTCTATCTGTGCTATTGTTGCTGGCTCTTATTATCTTCACGATGAAGACTACATGGACCAGTTAAGCAACCGCCATTGGAGAGGCTTACTTGTCTTAAATGACGTAAAAGATGGACACTTTGACGAACTTTTCTTATCAATCGAATACTTAGGAGAAAAATATGGCGGCATTATGCGAGAAAGCACTCTTAGAAAAACTAAAGGCTGAATATGTTTATGACATTTATTTAGGGCGTATCCTAGAGAAAAAGAACCTAAAAGATTGGTCGTTACCTACGCCACGGGGTTACAGACGAATTTACATCAGCGGTAAAGCTTATCTGCTACATCGTTTAATTTTCTTTTTCCATCATGGATACTTCCCTAAAGTTGTCGACCACATTGACGGAGACACTCATAATAACTGCATTGAGAACCTTCAAGGTTGCAATCAAAGCGTAAACATCGAAAAAGCTAAGGTCTTTAAAACCAACAAAACAGGGTTTAAAGGAGTTAGTTATCATAAAGCAGCGGGTAAGTATGAAGCTTACTTTTGGAAAAACTATGAGAAGATCTACTGTGGGTTACACGACACCGCAGAAGAAGCTTTTAAAGCAAGAGAGGAGCGTAAATATGGCAACAGCAAAGCCGACAGTAAAGGAAATTGAGGAGTACATGGCTGCATTGAATTTACCTGAAGTTAATACTAAAGGTATCAAATTTGATGGTAGTAAACTACGTTACAGTTTAATTCCTCTAGACTCTTTACAAGAGGTGGTAAAAGTGCTAGAATTTGGGGCCAAAAAATACGCCCCTGACAACTGGAAGCATGTTGACAACGCTGAGGCTAGGTATTGGGACGCTGCTATGCGCCATATCGTAGCTTATAAGCTTGAAGACAAAACTGACAGCGAGACGGGGCTTTCTCATCTGGCACACGCTATTTGCTGTTTGCTATTTCTTATCAACTTTGACAACACTAAAGAGAACAACAAATGAAAATGACACCTTACCAAACCTATATTGCCAAGTCACGCTATAGCCGTTATTTGGATGATAAAGGCCGTCGTGAGCACTGGAATGAAACAGTTTCACGCTACTTTGACTTCATGGAGAGTCACCTACGTGACAAACATAACTACACCTTGACACCTGAGCTTCGTGGACGCCTTGAGAATGCAGTGGTTAACTTGGACGTTATGCCCTCTATGCGATCTCTAATGACTGCTGGAGAGGCTCTGGAACGTCAGAACGTGGCTGGCTATAACTGCTCATTCTTGCCTATTGATGACCCTAAAGCCTTCGATGAGGCTATGTACATTCTTCTATGTGGTACAGGCGTAGGCTTCTCTGTGGAACGTAAATATGTCAACCGTCTACCTGAAATCCCTGAAGAGCTTTATGAGTCTAATACTGTGGTTCACGTTAAAGACTCCAAAGAAGGATGGGCAAAGGCCTTACGACAAGTTATGGCCCTCCTATGGGCTGGAGAAGTGCCTAAGTGGGATGTATCAAGTGTACGGCCCGCAGGTACTCGTCTCAAGACCTTTGGGGGTAGAGCTTCCGGCCCAGAACCCCTTGTTGAGCTTTTCAAGTATACAGTTGCGAAGTTCAAAGGTGCTAAGGGCCGTAAGTTGCACACGATTGAGTGTCATGACCTTCTTTGTAAAATCGGGGAAGTTGTTGTCGTTGGTGGAGTTCGTCGCTCTGCCATGATCTCTTTGTCTGACTTGGATGATGACCGTATGGCTCACGCTAAAGCAGGCAACTGGTGGGACGGTAACGGTCAACGAGCCTTGGCTAATAACTCAGCTGTTTACGATGTCAAGCCTGATGTCGGTCAGTTCATGCGTGAATGGAGCAACATCTATGAATCACACTCAGGTGAACGAGGTATCTTTAACCGCTATGCGTCAGAGATTCAAGCATCTAAGAATGGACGCCGTGTATTGGGTAAAGAGTGGGGTACTAAC